CCCCATTCCATTTATTATTCGAACAACTACGATTCGGAAAACGCATTTCGATGCGGATGAAGAATTATGGTTGGTCTGCTTATGGATTCAATCCATATAGGGGAGGTGTCAATCGGATGGCACAAGACTTATTATCAAAACCCATACGGTTTTTTTATGATGTGTCCGGTTGGGATAAATATTTGCCACTAATGAAAGAGATCTATGATTTCATTAGTAAAAACAATGGTAGTAGGGATTTCCCGCCACACTTAAAGAAAGCGTGGGACTGGACCCAAACCCATAGTTCCTCTTACTTTATGAAACTTTATGATGGATCTGTCTACTTCAAAGACTATGGAAATGCTTCAGGCTCAGGAACAACAACCCGCGACAACATATTATGTCATATAATACTGGTTGCAGGTTTTCTTGCTGAGGCTTATTTCAATAAGTATGGAGAGATGCCAAGCGATGAATTACTCAACGCTCAGATAGTTAGACTGTTTGGGGATGATAGCATTATTGCAGTGGGATACGAATTCGAACGAGTTTTGGATGAAGGTTTTCTTGCTGGTTATTTTGCCCGCTTTGGTATGAAATTAAAATTCCTTAAAGGAGGTGAAAATTACCCTTTAAGTGATATGCAATTTCTCGGATTCACCTTTGGTAAGGTGGGAGACATGTATGTCCCAATCTATGACACCCGCAGGTTGGCGACTACCATGGTCTATGATAGTGTGAATCCTCTCAGTAGAGAGGCATTCGTGACACGTTCCTTTATGTTATTTTTTATGAGTTGGCCAAGTACGGATCATTATAAGTTCCGGAATGCTTACTCTCAATTGCTCTCGAACATTCAACAGCGAGATGATTTAACAAGCACCGAACGTACTTTTGTTCAGATGGGGGCTCTCCCCGATCGTGACCTTGTTCAATTGTACCTTGGTACTGAATCGTTTGGCTCAGAAGAGTTTTTTGAATTTTTATGTTCTTCAATTTCTATTGATGGGATCTTTCGGGATTCTGAGATCAATAGTGAGTGGAGAGGTAATTGATAAAATTTAACTAGGGACTGTGCCTTATCACAGACGCCCCGGGTCCCAGGAAGTGACCCCGCTGTTTTAGAAAGCATCCTTTCATTTAATATGGTAGGAGTTGGGATTTAAATGAAAATCAACATGGATGCTACAACACCAGAAATGCCAGTGTCAACGCCTACTCAGGCAGTTGTCGCCAAATCTGAAAAACTACTTGCTGACGCAGTCAGAAGTAATGTCATGTCCGAACCCGGATCCAAGTTCGTACTTATCACGACCAATCCGTATCATGATAATCCTATAGCGGGATGTCGTGGTGGCCCGACTGGAGGATCACCCAATAGTGTGGTCTGTCAAGTGACACAAGAACGAACCTTTAAGAAACCAGTTTTCTTAGGTTCTGGTAATTGGGGAATGCGAGTGAACAATACTCAGCATGAGACACCAATTGAAATGACTAGGGGACTAGTCAAAGGCGATGTTGTTTTACAAACAGATTCGAACATTGTTAGTTATGTTAGCAATGGATTCGATGTGAGCTATAATCTTGATGGTGAAGATTTCATATTAACGGGTGATGGTTTATCAATTCCTGTGGAATACACAAAAGGAAACTTTCGTGTGATTGCTAAGGCGTTGGAAATAATCAACACAACCGCTGTGATAAATCGTCAAGGTTTATGTACCGCCTGTCGATATTCTCAACCGGATATTGACCATTACAACTCGTATGTTGCCTTGTTTGGTGACGAACCTTACAAGAACTCCGTGACCGGCCTCAACCTCTTTCTCGAGAGGTTACCCCCCTCGAACCTTGCTGAGGCAGTTTTGTATCCTCAAAACGCTCAGTGGGAAGCCGAGAAGGGTTATTATGCCCCTGTCTACTGTAAGGTGGATAGTGTAGTAACGATGCCCCAGCCTGTTTATCCTTTGCAGATAAATCAGGATTTCGTTGCTGGTCCCGAAGTAATACAAACCCAGTTGTCTTACTCCCCTAAGGTTTATCCAGAGTTATTTTCTGGTAATACCGCTACTTTCTTTAGTCCTGCAAATGTTCCTTCCTACTCTCCTCAAGACGGAATTTGCGCTTTCTTTACTGGATTGTCTGATCAGTCGACTTTGACTGTTCGGTGCCGGTGGGTGATTGAGCGATTTCCTGGTAAGGATGAGAAAGAAATACTTGTTCTGGCACAACCATCCTGTCCTCGGGATGATTTTGCTTTGGAATTGCAGTCTAGATTCTTTCGTTTCTGCCCCGCAGCGGTAGATTACGGCCAAAATCCTAATGGCGAATGGGGGAAGAAAGCAGTTTCATTCTTGGCGGCTCTGGCTAAACAGGCTGGACCCTTGATTGGAATGTTACCTTTCCCTGGAGCTGGTGCTTTTGGAAAGATGGTTAGTATGGGGGGTGGCGCTTTAGCCGGTAATGGTGCTATGCAACCCCAACAGAAACCCAAAAGAATCCAACCTACACAGGTTGTAACGGTGACTCAGAAACCTCCTGTTCGAAAACAGAAGAAGAAGAAGAGTACCCAGACTAAACCAAGATAGTCTAAAACAGCCGCCTGTCGTTCAGGGCGTTGTACAACGACCGTACTTAAGAGGTTGGAAACCTCTTGCTAGTAACCTAGAATGTGAAAAGTTCTATGGTTATCAGTCCTTTAAGCAATAAAAGGGTAGTACGTAAAAAAAAAAAAAAAAAAAAACAGAGAACA